CGGGGATGTCTGCGAGGCCCTCCGGTCACTTCACGGCAGTGAGCACGAGTACGGCACGGTTGTGATCGACAGCTCCTCTGCCCTGGAGCCGCTCGTCCATGCGGAAGTCTGCCGAAGGCACAAAGCTGACACGATCGAAGAGGTGCTCGGCGGGTACGGCAAAGGCCTCACGATTGCCGTGGATGTCTGGCGGGAGATCACCGAGTGGCTCGACGCCCTCCGTCGCGATCGCAATATGGCAACGATCTTGATCGGGCACGTCAAAGTGAATCGCTTCGACGACCCCGCCGGGCCGTCCTACGATACGTATGCGTGGGACGTCCACAAGAACGCCTCGGCCATGCTGTTTCGGTGGTGCGACTCGATCCTGTTCGCCTCCGGCAAGACCGTCGTCCAGACGGAAAAGGTCGGCTTCAGCAAGGAGAAGAAAGCTGGGATCGACATTACCAACGGGCAGCGTTTCCTGTATACGCAGAAGCGACCCGCCCACCCCGGAGGAGGCCGGGGGCCCTACGGCCAACTCCCGTACGAGATGTCGCTGGACTGGGGCATCTTCATGGAGCAGGTAGCGATCGCTGCCGCCAAGTAACTTTCATTGCTCTATACACAAGGGAGTAGCATCATGGCACAAGGGGAGTTTACAAAAGAAGAAGCGGCGGAGACAGAGGACGCTTTCGCCGAGGTCTTCAAGGCACTGTCGAAGACGAAGCAGAGGGAACTTTTTGGCCATGCCAACGACATAAGCTTATTTCTGAACGCTGCGAAGGCAGCCGCACCCAGTGAAGCCGACGTAATTGCTGCCGCCAAGTAGCACGGACACGAGACACACGTTTTTTAAGTAACTTCACCCGAGAGAAAGTAAGATCATGGATCAAGGCGACATAAGCGGATTTTTTGGAGGACAAGGGTTCGATTCAGACAGTGTGAAACCGGCCGAGGACTTCGCTGTCCTGGACGCCGGAAAGTACCCCGTTCAAATCCTGTCGGCAGACATGACGCAGACAAAGAAGCAGAACGGCCACTACCTCGCGGTGAAGTTCGTTGTCCTGGACGGTCCAGCGAAGGGCCGGAATCTGTGGGACAATATGAACCTCGACAACCCGAACGAGACGGCCGTTGATATCGCGAGGCGTTCGCTGTCCGCACTCTGCAAGGCAACAATCGGGGGAGATCGGTTCGTCAACACGAACCAGCTCCTGCAAAAAACGTGCGTCGCAAGCGTCAAGATTGCCAAGGACGGCAGTAACTCGATCCGGACCTATTCCACGTTCGCTGACGCCCAGTCGGTTCAGCCCGCCCAGCGGCAGACGCCGCCGCCCGCCCAGAATACTCAGCCTATCCCGCCCACGACTCCCGTGGGAATGCAGCCGGGCCAGCCAGTGCAATATCAGCAGGCTCCTGCGATGGTTCAAACCGTCACGGAGGCCGCCGCGGGCATTCCGCCTCACCCCCACCACCACCCCCCGCAGGCTCCGCCCCAGCAGCAGGTCGCACAGCAGCAGGTTCAACAGGTTCCGCAGTCGGTTCAGTCCCCGACGCAGGCACCGCCGGTGCAACAGCCGTCCAATCTCGTGGGCAAAGAGCCCTGGGTACGGTAGTCGGAAGCCAATGCCCCGGAGTGCATGACGCAGTCTCAGGCAGCTTCCGACGGACGGCTTGCTAGTGGTTAGCAGCGGCGGCGACGCCCCCGTGTAGTCGGTTCGACACCGGCAGGCCGTCTTTTTTGTTTTGTTTCTTATTACCAATGGAGCCCCCTTATGTCCCACAACGACGGCCAACTGCCTTACCCCGCGGCCAAGAAGCCCGCCGATATGTCCACTGAAGAACTCACTGCCTGCTTGGCGACAGCCAAGGCGGTAGAGGCGGCGGCTCAAGAGAAGCGGATCGAGTGGGAGGAGCTGGTCGCTGAGAGGCTCGGCGGCCCAGAGGATGGAGGGAAAACTTTCACACTCAAGGACGGCACGAAAGTCACCGTCATCCGTGGATTCAACTTCACTGCTGACTGCGAAGGCATTCGTAGGCTGTTCCGAATGGAGCAGTACGACCACGCTCCTCCGGTCGCCTCGAAGACCACAGTCAAGCTCGATGAAGCCGCGTACAAGCAGTATGCGAAGCAGTTTCCGAGCGTATACGACCGGATCACTCGGTTCGTTACTGTCAAGCCGAAGAAGACCGCGGTGACCCTGAAAGCCAAGAAGGCATAGCGGTAGTTTTCCATGCACCCCCTGTGCATTACCCACAGAAAGAGAAAAGTAATGAAAATTGGTGACATTGTTGAAGTACACGACGGCTCCTATAGCCTGCTTTGCGACGGCAGCGGAGATCCGCCTGCCCATGTTGACGGGATTTCTCTGCGTCGCCGCCGCTTCAGGGTTCTATTCATCGGGCCGGAGATGCCGACAGATTATCCGCGTGGCATAGAGGTTGGTTTGGTGAAGCCGAACAATCTGATGCTCTGTGAGGTAAAGGCCCCAGAGCACGTACTATTTACGCAGATTCGGTTCTGCACTGTCGTCGACCGCCCCGCCGAAGTGCCCATAAGGGCGATTGTCATAGTGCCATTTAGTATGCAAGTGGTCACAATCCGAGAGAAAAAGCAATGACCGACATCACGGGATTTCTGCCGGAGGATAGCCCGGTCGTGGAGGCGATCTACGCCTGGCACAAGAGGCGGGGCGACGCCGAGCCGTACCGCGGTTACTGCGGGGCGTCGGAGATCGGGCACTCGTGCGAACGGTATCTCTGGTACAAGTTCCGCGGCTGCTGCAAGGAAGAATTCACGGGCCGGAAGTATCGCCTATTCCAGACCGGGCATTACGCGGAGCCGCGTTTCGTTGCCGAGCTGAAAGGGATCGGCTGCGAGGTGCATGAGGTGGACGCCAATGGCGATCAGTTCGCGATCAGCGACCACGGCGGCCACTTCTCTGGCCACATGGACGGCTGTGCCCTCGGCATTCCGGGTGCCGAGAAGACGTGGCACGTTCTGGAGATGAAGACGCATAGCAACAAGAATTTCAATAAGCTGAAGAAGGGCGGCGTTTTGAAGGGGTTCCCAAGCCATTACGCTCAGATGCAGGCACCCATGCACAAGACCGGCATGAAGCGAGCCCTGTACATGGCGGTGAACAAGGTCACCGGATCATCACGTCGACCGCTCCGCCGTCCAGGTTGAGCGAGCGGCCGGATTGGTACGAGTGCGGCTGGTGCCCCGCTCACGATCTTTGTCATGGCACCGCAGAATGCTCTCTCCCGATAACGTCGATCTCATGCCGTCAGTGCTGCCATGCCACGCCTTCAATGGAGGGTCATGCGTCATGGAATTGCGACAGGCATGGGCGTGGCTTGTGCAGTGCTGACCAAGACGGGGCGTGCGACGATCATCTCATCCTGCCGGGGCTGATGTACGGGTGCGAGCCGAACAATCATGGAGCCAGCGAGGCCGGTCTTCCCTGGATTGAGTTCGTCAAAGAGGACGGCGAATTGTTCCGGCACGGCGGCAGCAAGGGAGAATACTCTACCAATGAACTGCGAACTCTACCCCTTTCAAATCTTGCTTCTGGAATCATTACGGAAGCAAAGGGGCTCTTTAATGCTACGGTCACCGAGTACAGCCCTGACGACATCCTCAGTCGTTACCCCGTGGAGGGAGTTGTTTGGTCCGGAGCCGCCCACGACCTCGCGTCGGAATGGAAGCGGCGGTACAAGGAAAACGTAGACCTCGGGAAAGCCCTCGGGACCGTGAAGGATGTCGACTACGCAGCGGCCGAGATGCCAGGCGGACGCTGCATTACGCACAAGCTGCCTGGCTCTAATCAATGCGAAATAAGGGAGAGCAGATGATATTCAGGAGCCTCACGAGATTTACGCAAAAGAAACGCAAGACGCCAACCCTGCACCAGGCCATGTGGCTCAGGGTACTGGATGGAATCAGTATCATAACCCACGGCCAAGTTGACCAGAAGGTAATGGGTGCCGAGAGGGCCAAGAACATGAGGATACGACTCGATGGCATCAGTCGAGCAATCTATGGGCTCAATAAGGAAATCGAACTACTCACCGAGGTAAGGAAGGAGGAACTACTCGCCGGGGTAAAGAAGGAAGAACTGCTCGCCGAGGCAAGAAAGGAAAAGGAAGAAGCCCTCGGCCCGTTTCTGTACGAGATCACGACGAGCAACCTGTTTGAGCTGAGCCCCACACGTCGTTCCTTTGTGGTTAATTGCGGCACGCCGTACTTCAACGACATCTACCCCGTGGCTATTCTGAAGTCAAGCGTGCCTGGGAACGGGCCCAGCGAGGCGGACGTCGACTGGATTATGAAGTGGAAGCGTGACTGCGTGTCGCGAATCACGCAAAAGCAGGTCGATGAGGCACTTGACACACACTTACTGATCCCGGAGGGCCGATGATGAAGCGATACGCTTTCAGCACAAACACGATTGAGTGGGCAGAGTGTCCACCAAGGAAGTTTATCCACGAAACGCCAAGGCTCCTGAAGCCAGGCCGCTTTAATCGTCTGCGAAAGTGGCTGTTCCAGAAGCTGTCGACACCCGAGATGACGCAGTCCTATGAGATGAAGCGGGCACATTATAGCGGCGAGAACCTCGGCGAGCTGATTGCCATAGCGATGAACAAGCAGCGGCTCAGGCTCGGCGATGTCCAGTATGCCGTCGTGTCGACAGAGACTGCGTTTCACATTGAGGAGCTGTTCTTTGAACGATCAATGACCATCGGCGTCCCCATGGCCGAGGGTCGACTGTTTATTCGTGACTTTCCTGTGGTAGTGCTTCCAACTTACACTGGAAAAGAGATTTTACTGATCCCGAAGGACCGATAATGCAGTTCCAGCTACGCCCATACCAGCAGGGAGCGATTGACGCCTTGCACGAGCACATTTGCACGAAAGATACGAATCCGTGTATCGTGCTTCCGACGGGCTCAGGCAAGAGCGTGGTGATGGCGGGTGCGATCGAGAAATGGAAGACCGACTCGCCATGGGTCCGCGGGTGCGTACTGGCTCACAGGAAGGAGCTCGTGGAGCAGAACTACGCCAAGCTTACGTCCGTCTACCCGGATGGGGAGATCGGGATCTTCTCGGCTGGGTTGGGGCGGCGGGACTACGACAGTCCGATCCTCTTCGCCTCAATTGATTCGATCTTTAAGTTGGCCGGAGAGTTCCAGGCATTTGATTTTGCATTTGTGGACGAAGCCCATAGAATTCCTCCAAACGGCGAGGGTAAGTACCGGACCTTCCTGTCTGAATGCAAGAAACTGAATCCGCAGTTCCGCACTATCGGCTGGACAGCCACGCCGTTCCGTATGGGCTGCGGCCCGATATGCCACGAAAACCACATGCTACAGGAAGTGTGCTATGAGGCGGGCATAACCGATTTAATCGACCAAGGCTTCTTGTCGAAGCTGCGGTCTAAGGCGGGCCTCTGTCAGCCCGACCTTAATGGCGTGCGGAGAAATTCAGGCGGTGATTACATCGTCAAATCACTCGCCGCCGCCACAAATCAGAGTGACATAGTCTCCACCGCTGTCGCCGAGGTATGCCGACTGATGGCGGCCGATGGCCGTAAGTCTGCGGTTTTCTTCTGTGTCGACATTGAGCATTGCGAGCGAGTTTCCAAGGAGCTAAAAAAACATGGAGTATACGCACCGTACGTCACCAGCAAGACGTCACATGACGACCGAGACCGAATCATTCGTGGCTTCAAAGATCAGAAGATTAAAGCAATATGCTGCGTCAATGTCCTTACAGAAGGCTTTGACGCACCGCACATCGACTGTATCGTGCTGCTTCGTCCAACCCTGTCGGCTGGGCTCTTTTCGCAAATGGTCGGTCGTGGACTACGTATTTTTCAGGGTAAACACGATTGCCTCGTCCTCGACTTTGCGAACTGCATTGACGAGCATGGGCCGATCGACCTCTTGGGTAGCGGCCAGAAGACTGTCATGGCGGTTTGTCCAGAATGCCGTGAATCGTTCAGCCGTGCCATTCGGAGATGCCCAGAGTGTGGGTGGGAGATACCGAAGATCGAGATTGAACGGATGGAGGCGGAAGAGGCCGAGCGTCGCATGCACCACGACAAGGCATCCAAAAAATCTATCCTCTCGCACGAGCCAGAGATCCGCCAGGTGGACGCCGTCCTCGCAACGCGGCACTGCAAACCAGGGTCGCCGGACTCGCTGAAGATTACGTATCGTTGCGACAGGAGTCCGTTCCGGGAGTGGATCTGCCTCGACCACGACGGGTACGCCGGACGCAAAGCGCTGCAATGGTGGCAGCGTCGGTTCCCGGCAATATACATCTCGCCAAAGGCTACGCCGACAGTCGACGACGCCCTTGGCAATCTGTTCCTCACGCAGGAGCTCCTGGACTGGACGAAGACAATTACCGTCAAGAAAAATGGCAAACACTATGAGATCGTCGACTACAATACACCGCTCACGGAGGCGACAGAGTGAATCAGCTACTCGAATCAGCACGCAGATATTCGGAAATGGGCTGGCATGTCTTTCCGATCAAGCCTGGCCAGAAGACCCCGCTCACTGCACACGGCGTCAAGGACGCCACGACGGACGCCGACCAGATTCGCAACTGGTGGGCGAAGTGGCCCGACGCGAACATAGCAGTGGCCTGCGGCAAGGCGAGCGGTATCTATGTGGTCGACGTGGATGTAACGGAAGACGGCAAGGTGAACGGCTACGAGTCATTGCCAAAGTATGCAGTGTTATTCAATACTATCCAACAATTTACACCCAGGGGGGGCTGCCATCTATTTTATCGTACTGAAGAACCGATCGGGAATAAAGTCAACTTTCTTCCAGGCGTGGACATTCGTGGTGACGGCGGTTATGTGCTACTCGCCCCGTCTATTCATCCCAATGGTAAGGCGTACCAGTGGGCCGACGGACGCGAGCCGTGGAACATGGAGCCCGCCGAATACCCCGACGTTCTCCGCCCCGTCAAGAGGGCTGCCCCGGCGGCTCCGGCACCGACACCGATGTCAGCGAATGCTCGTTGCATTGACGAGCACGGGCTGCGAGCCAGCCTCTATCTAGCTCAGTGCGACGCCGCGGTGCAAGGGCAGGCCGGGCACGACAAACTCTATTGGGCCGCGGCGTGTATGACCTGGGGCTACGAGCAAACCGCCGATCAGGCCTACGACATCCTTTCACGCGAGTACAATCCTCGCTGCATGCCTCCGTGGGACCTCAGCAATGGGAAGGACGAGAAGGATTTCCGTCGCAAGATTACGGAGTCAATCAAGAAGCCGCCGAACAAGCCCCGCGGGTGGTTGCTGCACGCGGACGGTTACACGGCGATGCCTGGCATGATAACGGATCTAGAAGTGCAGGCTCTGATTGTAAATTCCGGACTGGCTCCGCCATGGACTACCACGGGACAGACCGAAGAGAAGCCGAAGAAAGCTCTCAGCGATTTTGAATGGAATCCGCCCAGCCCTGTGCCGGACGATCTCTGTGTGTCTCAGGAAGATATTGCCAAGATAGTCGGCGACTTCAAGCAGCAGGCCGCAGAAGCCAACTACACGTCAACCCCCTCCGAGAA